TTTTATATTTTAAAATTCTGTTTGGTCTGCTGTATATATTGTTTTATCTGAAGTAACTAAAGTTGTATCTGCCCTAAAGTTTGATTCATCTGCGTTAAAAGGATAGACTATACCCCATCCATTTGCTTCATTTACAGCACCCCACCACGTAACCGGATATATACTTCCAAACCCCATATCTATATAATTACTTTTTTGTGTTTTTGTTATACATCTTTTCTAAATAGTTTTTTAACTTAACTACATTTATTTGTTTTGGTTTATATTTTCTTATTTTTTTAATCATAAAACCCATCCACTAAAATCAGCACTTTTATCAGGATACACATTTGAATTGTTGTTTGTGTAATATTCAGGATATAAACTGGCTGCATTAAATGAAAAGTGTTCAATCATTCTATCAGTATAATATTGTGCTGTTGTTCTTTCTTTTTCAATTAAAAAATCTACTTCTTCTTTTGAAACACTTTCTGCGTTCTCAGAAGTACCTTTAAAAATACCTTTATTACTAACTGAATATGCTGCAAAAGGAAGATACTCAACCATCGCCCAATGAACTAAACAAGGTTTAATGTGATTTTCTACTAAAGTAGCATAATTACCCGCTAAATTGCCTGCTACGATGTCTGTAGAAATCTTATTATAAAGATCAGTTCCTATATAGTTTTGTATATGTATGTTTTGAGCGATTTTGACGTATTGAATAAATTTATCCGTGTCCACGCCTCCCGAAACGTTGGTGTATTTAACTATGTCTTTTCGAGTTACAAATAGTGCTTCTGCCATTTTATTTTGGTGTTGTAAAGTTTTTAGGTTTTATAAACCCTCTATTTTTCATATCTCTTGGTCGTTTGGCCACCTTTGTGTCGTTAGTGTCAGGTTTAAATCCTTCTTTTTTTGCTTTGTTAACGCTTATTTCTGCTTTTGGACTTTTGGCGTCTGGTTGTACGTCTTTAGCCATATAGGTTTTACGCATCCAAAAGTGTCTACACGATCCTCCGCCTTTATAAAGCCAGATATCGTAGGTTGCAGCTCCCTCTTCGCCCCATCCGGCGTTAACGGGTTGTTTTCCCATTTGTTCTATGTCCTCTTTACGATATATCTTTTTAGCCTTAACCATATCAATACAAAAATCTCTGCTTTTACTGTCTGAATCTAAAGGAGCGTACTGATAACGAACTTTAAACTTTAAATCTTTTACTTCTCCGTCTTGTTCGCTTTTTGCGTTTGGTCGAGCTGATCCCGTTGAAGCTAAACCAATCATTTTATCTAAGCTTTCTTCTTGATCGTAATCTACTTCTCTTTCGTCTACAAGTTCCCAATTTTCTAAATCTTCTTCTTCTCCAAGTTCGCTTAATAAATCAAACATTTTATTATCGTCAAATTGAGAGCTTAAATTACTTTGTTTGTGTTCTTTACAAGGCATAAACCAAATTTTACCCTCGTATTCGTGTTCGTGATAACCTTCACAACCTATAGCGTTAGCTATTTCAATGGCCGTTTCTTTTGTTGAATATGCTAATCTGTCATCTATAATAGCAAAATCATTATCTATTATTTGACTTGTTAAACTAGCTTTTACACCTGTTTCTTCTTCACGTGCCTCGTTTGTTATAGCGTTGTCGGTTTCAATAAAAGATAGTGGTTGTAATGTTTTAAAGTAAAGTTTTAAACTGATGCCATTAACCGCTAAAATGTCATCTATACACTCACACAATAAATCTTGATATGGTTTAATTGTAATATTGTCAAATAACAAAGAAGCCGTTTTAATTTCGTCAGCATTTGATCCAAGACCATTATTTTCAGCTCTGATTCCTAAAAGTAAAGGACTTGTTATTCTATGGCCAACAATTAGTTTTTTAGAACATTCATTTGATAGATATTCGTAGTGTGCTGGTGCATCGTTTAATGGAATGTCATCAACAGTTGTTTTGCTTTCTGCGTTATTATTAAATGCAATTACTACTTTTTCTCCTCTCGCTCCTGTAAGCTTTCGCATTACATCGTTCTTAATCTGAAGTTGTTGATTTGAATCTGGTACCCCGTTATTAAAATTGACCACTTTTGTGCCAGAAAAATTATTTTGAACGTCATTAATAAGATAGTCCGCAATCTCGGATTCAAGCTCAGCGTAGGCTAAGGCTCCTTGATAATCTACGGGACAATAATAATCGTAACCAGAGACATACTTTTTACATATTTTAATTTCACTTTCTTTTCCGTTACCAAAACCAAAAGCTGCTATTCTTTTTGGATGATCGTTTTGTTTTACTTTTGTCCAATCAGCTGAGTAATAATAGGCCTCAATGTCGCCATCTTCATTACATTTTTCAGCTCTTAATGTTTGACGTGGAAAATGTTCAGCTTTTATAACTTCTCCGTCTTTATATAGTACTTGAAAAGAGCCTTCTCCTAATAGTTTTAAATCTAAACAGACTTTTCGTAAACAATTGTCTGATATTATAGAACGCATCGAAGCGTATTCGTTTGGCTTTTGATTATTATTAAGAGCATCAAGGCCTTTTCCATACATCATATTTACTACCCCATTAATTATTGAATGGTTGGTTGTTGAATTTGTGTATAGATCAATTAAATATTGATAGTAATTATTGTCATCCCCGTAATTGACCCAATCTCTCTTTTTATCCTCACTTATCTGTGGACGATTATAAGACGCTAAATTAACAATGTGTAAGTTATCCATTAAATTGTAATAAATTCGTTTGTGGTGACGTTTGAAACATACTCACCGCTGTTTATTGTGTATTGTGACAAGTTAGTTTGATTCGTACAATAGATTTTATCTTTAAAAATCACTTCTGTACCTGACAAAACAGTTAACATATAGTAAATGCCTTGTTTTAAAGCTGTAAAAGAAGCGGTGTATCTATTATAATAAAGACTTTGACTAACTGAAGTCGTTGCTTGACTATATACGTTCTTATTCTTAGTTTCGTCAACAATATTAAAAGTATATGATGCACCTTGTGTAAACTGTCGAGGTATAAAATCAACGTTTTGATTGTTATTCGTTTCTTTCAATATTATCATATATATATAATAAAAAAAGTTGTTTTTTGTTAAATTAAAAGCATAAAAAAAGAGGGCGTAAAGCCCCCTAATTTATCAAAATGAAATCTTGTTAAGAATTCGTTCCTTCTGTTATTACAATATCTCCAGTTAATGCTGGGAAGTCAGTAACTGATAAAGGATAATCAACAGCAGTATTAGCAACAGTAATTTCTAAGAAATTGGCTGGTACTTTTTCTTGAGCGTTGAACGTTAAAGTGTAGCCCGACAATTCAGACATTGCTGCTCCGGTTACAATAGTTCCGCCATTTACATCGGCTCCGTGTTCAAGTCCCATTAACATTACATTCGAGTTATAATCTTCTATTAAAATATGTGGTCTTCCGTATGCTAATAATTTTAATTCCTTATTATCGGCAGCTGACAATTTTTTTAACGTAATATTTAAAGTTTGATCGTAAAAAGTTGTTCCAGTTTCTCGACTTGATGTAACTGTTTGTTCTAAAGAACTTCCACCCTTTACTTCGTACTTATAAGCAGTAATAGAATTTGCTGTTCCTCCTATTTCGCTTCCAGTAAAGTCATCAACAACGTCTGTATGTGTTGAATCATAACTTACTGTTCCTAATTTACCGTAATCGATAAAATATATGTTTTTTATTCCGCCTACAGAATCTTTGCAGGGTTCTTTCCGTCCTAAGGTTAAATCACAGGCCATAGTTGTTTAAATTTTTTTTTAAAAAAAAAGGTGAGTAGGCACATTTGGCTTACCCACCCTTTTAATTGATTAATATTGATTAAGAATAAAGCACGATATCTGAGCCAACTCCATATTGCACTCCTGCGCTGAATCTCATAACGACCCGAACATTTTTACTTCCGTCTATGTCTGCCATATCTAAAACTTTTACTTCATTTTGGTCCGATAATAAGCCGGTGCCAAAATATAGATTAGTCTTTTCTGCAGCGACCATTCTGTTATCAGCAAGGCCATTTGCTACTGCGATTTTAATTCCGTCAAATGTTAATGATTGACCGCTGAACCATTGAGTTCCTTTCGTGTCAGTACCAGCATTTGATGTAGCTGCCACAGAGAATCCACCAAGCGCTCTTACATAAGCCCTAGCTACATTCTGAGACACATAAATTGTCATATCCTCTGAAGAATACAGGTTTGAATTAATTGCATCCACTACGGCTCCCATTTGAGCTATTACATTTGTAGCATTTACGCCACCACCGACAGCTGCAACATCAGTTACGTCTGCATCAGCTAACATAAGTTCTGCGAATCCACCAAATTGACCAGCCGTTGCTGCTGCTCCGTTCCAAATAGATTGTTCAGTTCTTTGTGCTACTTTAGAAGCAACGTGACCAATTAAAAAGTCAGCGAATGAACTTGGTAAAGTGTCAAAAGAAGAATATCCCATTTGAATGGCATCCCAATCTGATTCAAAATCTGATTTACACAATTGAAGATTTACTTGTTGTTGAACCGGTTGAATAATTCTTTCGGTTAATGTTAATGTTGAGGTTGGATCAAAATCACAGGATGCGCTTTTAACGATGTCATCACTTGCTACTTTTTTGATTACTTCTTTAAATTTAATGTTTGGTTTTACAGTAATTAAACCGTTGTCCAAAGTTGAACCACTTAAAAGCGCTGCGGAAATGTACTGTCCAGCAAATTCGCCATTATAGGTAGTTGTTATAGAATTAGTTGTTGCCATTGTATATTTTTTTATTTATTTAATTATTATGCTTCAGATGCCCATACTCCGTCTCCGCCAGTAATGTACCATCCGGTAAGTTCGACAGCTTTAAGAGTAACCCAATCGCCTGTTGTAGCTGTAGCCTTAGTATTGATCCAATCTTTGTTTACTACTCCGCTAGCTTGTACTGCAGCAACAGTTCCGTTAATTGCATCAGCAGCATTTGGAGAAAGTGTAATAATGTTATTACCATCTGCTCCTATGTTACGAAATGTAAATTCAGCACCTATGTTTGAAGTTGTTATTAGAGGAAGCGTCATAACCTTTGCATCTGTTGCAATGTTAAATTCTACACCTGCATCATTATTACTTATATCCTGAGTATCAGTCAAAGTTTCTTGCTTTGATCTCGCTCTTAATACGTCATTACTTGTTGTTGTTGTTGTTGACATTTTTTATTTATTTAAAGTTTGATATTTTTTGCATTACTCTATCTAAAGTGTTACCACTTCTTTTCTGCGAATAAAGACTTGTTTGTTTTTTAGTTTCGGTTTCTGGGTTATGATTAACCTTTTCCACTTTTTCAGCGTAAACCGTTTTGGTTGTAGTTTCTTCTGATTTAACGTTTGTGTCGGCTTCTTCGCTCATTTCTTCTTCTTCTTGTTTTGGATCAAGAATAGCTTTAATTTCTTCAACTACTTTTTTAACTTCTTCAAGTTCTTCTTTAGTTGCATAGCCCATTTCTTCTTTAGGCTTTTCATCTTCAGCTTCTACTTCTTCTTCAACAGGCGTTTCTTCAACGGCTCCAATAGAAGAAATAACTCCCTCTTGTTCAACTATTAAAGTTTCACCATCGACTAGTTTATATTCCCCAACCGGTAATGGAACCTTTTCGTCCTCAGTAACAATAAAAACTTCTGAATTTGGCTCAAATGCCTCAGATTCTATGATTGTTCCGTTCTCAAGCTCGGCTTGTGCCAACTTAATTTCTTTTTCTTCGGATAGTTCAACCCCAAGAACTTCTTTAACTTTATTTAACATTTCAATTGATTTCATATCTATATAATAAATTAGTTTTTAGTTTGTTGTATTTTTAGTTTGCTGCTTGACACGCTGTACAGTTATTATAAGCTGTCGCTGTACCTACTTCGAAATGTCCGTTGTTTCTTGTTTCTGTAATTGTGTAACAATCTGTATGATTATGATGAACAAATACTAAATAATAAATATCACCAACAGTTAATTCAAGATCGTGAGTATGTATGTGTTTATGTCCACCATTACAATTAGTTACTGTATAGTATCTTGTAACTGATGTCTTAGTTATATTGCCAATACCTTGCGCTTGTAAACTACCATCGCAACATTCTCGAGAATAAGTCTCTTTGTCTTTACACAAACAAGCTCGTTTGTCATTTTGTGGACTTTCGTTTTTTCCGCTGTTACTCATTAAACAATTCTTTTAATCGTTTTATGGTTTTTTGTGCTTTTACTTCAGCTTTGTCTTTTATTGGTTCGTTGGGTCTTTGTAATTTATCCGCAAAATAACCTTCAATTGAAAACCCCTTTACCACGCCACTTTTAACTTGTTCCCAAACTTCATCATTTAAAACTTTCATTGAAACCATCCACGTTCCCATTGGCACGTTTAAATCATACATTCTACTTTTGTCTTGTTCAGATTCTACAATCCAAGATTCAACAGCAGTTAATCCCTTTAGTTCTAATTGATGTTCTAAAGTAGCATTGTTTTGATTGCCTCTAATAAAGAATAATTCACTTGCTTTTCTAACTGTCGTTTTAGAAAAATAAATATAATATTCTTGATCCTCATTTTGACGATAAATTGGTTTATTGGGAATTAAAGCAGCTCCCATTATCAATCTTTTTTCTTTGTCAATTTCAGCAAGTTTAAATTCTTGTTTTTTTAATGCTATAAAATCAGATTCAATGGCAGGATTTTCTACCACCGAAATAGCTTCGATTCCTGACACTTCATCTTCTTCATCTATAAAAAGTTCAATTATATCCATAATATTATAATAATTATTAAGTTTGTTTGTTGTGTTTTATCCTATTGAGGCTCCTTCTACAATGTTACGATCTAAAGATTGTGCTGTGGAAACGTCGCCACTCACTACAAAGGCTTTTACCGGCTTTTTATTGTCTTCTCCTATAGCTTGTGCAAGTTGATTGGTATCAGACGAACCAACAACGTTAAAACTCGGTGGTTGAGATGCTGAGGGTGCTGATCCGCCTCCACCGCCAGATGAAGATGAACTTGGCTTTTTGGAACTCACAATACTTTTAATTGTCTTGAGAGCAAACGCTCCTGCGATTCCTGCTTGAATAAATGGATATGCTGGGAATGCTGCTGTTATTGGTGAAGCACTTGCTGTAGTAAATGCGGCTTGAACTCCTTGAATTCCAGATATTGTTGCTTGAGCAAGTGCAGCCGCTTTACCTACTTTTGATCCTTCGCCAGCCAAACTAATAATAGCGTTTAAAGTATTGTCTCTTTGAGAGGCCGCTAAATCTAATGCAGCCGCTTCTGCGTCTTGTTTTTCTTTTAATGCAACAGCTTCGGCTTGATCTGATTTTTGTTTTGCATCCGCTGTTTCTTTTGCTATTCTATCGTCTCTCTCTTTATTTTCTGCAGCCGCTTGATCTGCAATTGCTTTTAATGCTGCTGCTTCTTCAGCTTTTAATGCTATTATTTGACCAGTAACTTCTTTTTGTTTTGTAAGTTTAGCAGTTTCTAAGTCAATTAATCTTGCTTTTAACTGTTCTTCTTCTATTAAGTCTTCTTTAGTTGATTTTGATAATGAATTTTCTAAAGTCTTTGCTTCTGATCTTATTCGGGCAGCTTCAATTTCTTGATTTGTTATTTTTTCTTCTAAAGCGGCTGCTTCTTCTAAAAATCCAATTCTTTGAGCTGTTGAAAAGTTTTCTTTGTCTATTGCTTGTTCTAAAAGTTTTGCTCTTGTTCTGTTTGCTTCTGCTCGATCAACTATTAAGTCCCTTTCTAATCTATCAGCTTTTGCTTTAGCGTCTGATATTTTAGCAGCAAGTTTTGCGTCTTTAATCGTTTCTTTTATAAGTTCTTTCGTAGCGTCTATTGTCTTATTAACACCGTTGTATAACGCTTCAGCAGCAATAACTGCTGGATTGATTGCTCTATTAATTTCAAGCACTCCTTTTCCTAAGTCTTCTGCTGCTCCTGCAAAATCACCGTCAAATAACTTGCCAAAAGCTGAGCCTAATAAACCAACTCCTTTTATAAGTTGATCTACTTTGCCCATTATAAAATCTTGTATTGATTTGCCAAATTTCTTGATTGATTCAACAGGGTTTGCAAACACTTCGATTACTGCTTCTCCAAAATCAGATAGTATGTCGGTAAGATTTCCAACCACAGAACCAATAATTGCCATTAATTTAGCAAACTTATCTTGTCCTTCTTCAGAAGATTTAAAGGCCTGTATAACGCCAGCAATTATTAATGCCAAAGCACCAATTCCAGAAGCGATAATAGCCCCTTTTAAAGTTTTAAAACCTTTGCTAACCCCCTTAATGGTTCCAGTTAAACCCTTAAATTTAGTTATGGCTCCACCAGAAACCGCATCAAGTTGACCGCCCATTTCAGATACGTCGCTTGTTACGTTTTGAGTTTCTTTACCAACGTCCTCTATTGAGTCTTTAAGTTCGTCTACGTTATTTATTGCGCTGTCGGTTTTTACTTCGACATCCATTACTACTTTTGCCATAATCCTCTTTTATATTGATTAAGTCCTTCCTTAATCGATTCAGGTAATTTGTTTTTTCCTAAAGCTATATCGATATACTCGCCTCGTGCTTTTTGTTCTTTAGCTATTGCTAAAAGATTTAATATATTTTCTATCATTTAATTACAATTATATCGTTGTACTACTGTGGCAGTTGCTATTTCTATAACAATCCAACCTACAATAGTATATTCCGTACATATTCCACTTCCAATACACGCTGCTTCACCTAATGCCATTGACATATATTT